TACCCGTCCAGCATAGGGATTGTGATGTGTTCTATAACATCTCCGCCACCTTCCTTGCGTAGATACTTCTTCTGCTCTTCTACGGAGTGTCCCATCGCTTTTGCGTCTGTCTCCATTTCGGAAACATCATACTTGCTACTCAAAAAAATATGTCTTAACATACTTGACCCAATCTTCTTTCCGAATACACGATTGAGAATACGGGTAATCGCATTAACCGCCGTGAGCGGACTTCCATCTGGAAACACTAAAAACTTGAACTCGGTCGTCTTGGTCTTATTGCCCTTGACGAGTGGGTGGTGTTTGAGATACAACTGAACCACACGCATTAACTCTTCGGGAATAGCAATCTTCTGTTGTCCGTATGTCTTCTGCGTCTTGAACTTATTAAAGATGAACTGGTGCGTGGCGAGGTCAAGGTAGTTCTTATCCTTCGGCATATCCTCCTTCCACTTCTTAACAACCCACATATCAAGATAGTCTTGGTTGCGTCGTGGTTGTATTTCTGTGTATAGAGATAGAATAACCCAATGGAGAAGAACGCTGAACTGCTCGGGAGTAATGTTCTTGGCGGAAACAAACTTGCTGACGGCTTCACCAAGTTCCTTGTGTTTCTCTTGGACCACCTTCCAATCAATCCAGTTGTCCTTCTCCTTTGTAGTCTTGTCGCTTGTATCAGCACTGCCCTCTTTCATATCCTTTGCTTTACCCATCATCTTCTCGTAGTAGTAGGCATATACCTTCTTGTATGTTGGCTTGTCCTTGAATAGTGAGAGGACGCTTGTGATTGTCGTATAGAGAGCCTTCTGGGTATTATCGGCATACTCGGCAATCTTCTTATCAATCCCCTCCGTATCCTTGATGAATGTAAGGGTCTTGAATGGTGCCTTGCCGTTCAGCATATACAAGGACTTCACATAGGCGTTCGCAGTGCTCTCTGCGACTTGCTTCTTCTCCACCAGTTCCTTTGCGAGGTTCAACATAAACTCGGAGACCTTCATTGCCGACATTGTTTATATATACTCCGTAGATTTTTATTTAGGACATTTTTTTACGCATTAGTTTATTAAGCATCGGGGACTTCCACCCGACCGACTAACCGCCACCGCTTTCAAATAGTCCTTATCCACATTGTCCCAGTATCCTACATTATAAACTCGTTCTACTTTGTATTCCTTCTTGATTTGCTTAATGGACTTGCCGTAGCCTTGCTCTGCTTCTTTCATCGTAAAGAACTCCTTGTATTGCGTCGGGGTTTCAAAGACACGCACTCGCATCTTTCTTGCTATATATAATAGGTGAGACTTCTTTAAACCCATTTATCCGTTTCGGGTGATATTTACCGCTATATCAAGCAATATTACTGATAAGTAATCAAAAACAATATAGATTTGCTTACTATATCATATTTTCAAGTAAAAAAAATATTTTTTTTACTTGTATTTATATGGTGTAATCAATATTTCGGTCATATTTCTTTACTTTTGCTTATTTACTTGGATTTATCCTCTTCTTTTGCTTCTTTACGGCAACAAACACAGATATAACCATTCATATCCATATCTTCTTCCTCTTCTTCCGTCAATCCAGTTCTGTCTTCACAATCATCGCAAGTCAATCTATAACACCCATTACAACACCAGTAGTTAGGGTTCTTGTCTTTCCACCCTTCATTCACCTCACACATACAGAACGCACACTTGTGTCCGTATGCGATTTTGATTAGTTCCTCCATTGTTAGTTGCTTAATCTTATCCATTGTTAATAGGTTAATAGTCTATTCAACTATCAATCCGTTTTTGGTGAATGAATACAGATTTGTAAATAAGATAGGTAAGATAGGTAAATCTCTAACTTTTACCAGTTTTGTATTCTCTTTTTCCCGTAGGACTTTGCGTTTTACCTATCTTGCCTATCTTGTTTAACTACCAAGACTTATCTTGTTCTCGGCACCATCAAAGCCCTCAAAGAAGGTGTGGTCGCCAACAAGACGGCGGTGTGTCTTGTGCTTGTAGAACACCAGTATCTTCTTGATTGCCTCCTCATTCGTCGTTCCCGTGAAATCCACTTGGCGATACTTCTTGTCCCACCAGTTAGAACACAATAGGACTTGCGTCAGTCCAGACGGCTTACCCAGTAATGCTTTTTGCTCTGCCTCCATCGTCTCCAATACCCCCTCAAATGTATCGGTAATGTTGAACTCAAAGTTGTTGATGCCTTCGTCCTTTGGCTTGGGCTTGTCCCAGAATGAAAGGTCAATCTTGCCGTCGTATTGGTCTATGGGCTTGATGGTCTGAATAATGCGGTGGAGGTCTTGCCCGTTTGTGTCCCATAGCGTCTGAATGGTCTTGATAGGGCTTTCCGTCCAGAAGTCAAAGTCCGCATCGCCCATCGGCGAACCCTTGATGGTCGGCGATATGAGCCGAATGATGTGGTGTCCTTCCTTATCACGATTGTATTCGTGAATAATGTGGAACGCACTAATCACATCAGCAAAGCACTCCGCACGACCCTTGTAATGCGTGTAGCCTTGCTCCTCCATACGCTTAATAATGTCTGCGTTCATCTGCTCCCAAGTAGGCATCGTAGTGTTAGACATCGTTCTTTTGACTTATCCTACTGGGATTTTTACCATTCAGTTTTTTACGGGAAACCGATACAGCGTTTCGCTGTGCCTATATAGGACTAAAAACTGAATGGGTTTTTTGCCTTATACACTTGTCATAGATGAGCGTTAGACCTCCCCCCTTATTGCCTTGTAAGAAGTGTAAGCATAACATCGGCGGTGATGATACTGGCTTGTGTGCGTCGTGCGACCCCAACTACTTTACCAAGAAAGTCGCCACCGCACCACCCCGACCAGTAAAAAAAGAGGAGCCCCGACCCCTAAAAACTGAACCCCCAAAAACGGACGATAATGGTTTAAAGAAAGTCTCACCTATTATATATAGAGAGATGAACGAGCCTTCGGTCCTAATCACGAGAGGTCTATTGGGAAGCGACAACGAATACACGGAGGTCAAGTTGAGCGATGTGGAAGCATATCTAACAAAGCATACCAACTGCTATGAACGGACGCTTCCAGCCATCAACAACGAAGGCACAAAGAAAGACCCGAACTATGTCGTAAAGCGTGAAGGTTTCAATCGTGCCTACATTGACCTTGACGGCTATGCGGGTGAGATGTCCGAAACCGAGTTTGAGGACTTGTGCGAGACCATCAGAGGTTCATTGACCTTTGGTATTCCTTACCCGATTGCGATGATGGAAGCGTCGCAGTATGGCGACTTCGGCAAAGGCGAGAACAAACTATCGTTCCGAGTTCAGTTCATCAAGAAGCACGGCTCCAAGAACGCAATCAAAGAGTTCGTGCTGAAAGAGATGCTTCCGCTTATCACTGAACTACTTGCCGAACACATCAAGGTTGTTCTGGATAAAGATTGTGAAGGAATGTCGCAGTATCTCTCGGTTGATACTGGCGTGTATAATCCAAAGGGTCGCAAGATGCGTGTTTGGAACTCGTCCAAAGATGGAGAGAACCGCCCTAACAAACTCGTCGGCGACGCAACATTAGAGGATACTCTTATCACTTACATTCCAAGTGATAGTGTCGCACTACCAGAACCCGTTGAAGAGGTTGTTGTTCCCAAAGCAAAGAAAGAGAAGGCTCCTCCATCAGAGACTTCCTCTACTAACACGGACCCAAAGAACGAGATTGTGATGGAGAAAGCGGTTGATGCTGAACTCCTAACGAAAGTCGTGATGGGTTTGGATTACAAAAAGCATAACACATACGAGGAGTGGATTAAGATTGGAATGGTGTGTTTCAATGAGGGTCTGCCCGTTGCCGTGTGGGACACATATTCCAAGCAGTCCAAGAAATACAAGAAAGGTGAGTGTGCCGAGAAGTATCGCACATTCACGAAAGGCAAACTAACACAAGCGACTTTGTGGAAGTGGCTGAAAGAGGACAACATCGCATTATTCAGAGAACTATGTCCGCTCCGCACGGACTACTGGACTTTGATTGGAAACTACAATCACGCAGAAACGGCTCGCTACTTCTACAATGTGAAGCCCGATGCCTACGCATTCCACGAAAGTCTCGGTTGGTTCCAGTTGCTCCCCTCTGGTGCTTGGAAGCACTATCAGAAAGTCCCAAGTGGCTTGATGACGGACATCTGGCTCACCTTGAAGAAAGTCAATAAGGAACACTGGGACTTGCTTGACCCAGCCAACGAAGCAGATAAGGAAAAGATACATTTGTGTGCGGTATTCGCAAAGCAGATTGGCGTGAAAGGCTTTGTTGATGGTGTGGTGGCGTTCCTACCATCAAACTACAACGACGACAAACTGGATAAGAAGATGGACGAAAGTCGCAACTTGTTTGCGTTCCAAAACAAGGTGGTTGATTTGGAGAAAGAAAATGAAGTGCGAGACATCAGACCCGATGACTATGTGTGCCTCCACACTGGTTATGACTATCCAGCAAAGTCCAATCAAGAAATCCGTCGTGAGATTAGGGACTTGTTGTTTAGTATTTGGGAGAACTGGGAGGTTGTGGATTATGTGATTGCGGTCATCGCACTCCAACTACACGGCAAGAAAAAGTATGAGGAGTTCTATGTATGGACTGGTCGTGGCGGAAACGGCAAAGGTGTAATCACGGAACTCGTAAAGCGTTCGCTTGGCGACTACTTCCATTCAATCCCTCACGATTGTATCACCAAGCGGTCAGACAAGAAAGACGCACCAAATCCGCCTATGGCGAAGGCAAAGGGCAAGCGGTTCGTCCAAGCACAAGAACCCGAAGCAGACGACAAACTACAAATCGGCACTATCAAAGAACTCACTGGTGGCGATGAGATTACGGCACGGCAACTCTATCACGACCCAGTTGTGTATGTTCCGCAGTTCGGTCTATTCCTCCAATGTAATACCATTCCCAAACTCAACAAACTTGATGGAGGCATCAAACGGCGAATGGTGATTATCTACTTCCCATTCCAGTTCGTAGATAAGCCCCACGAGACACATCACCGCAAGATTAACCACGACCTCAAAGACAAGATTACCAAATCGTCCGAGTGGCGTGATGAGTTCGTGTTGATGTTGCTTGATGTGTATAAGACAACCAAGACGCTCGTGAAGCCGAAGTTCATTAGCGACCACACCGACGAGTATCTGGCGGAGAATGATGCCGTGCGTTCGTGGATTGAGGAGAACTACACGACCAACTGCGACCCTAACGACAAGCATTACAAACTCCCAGCAGAGGACTTGCGTAAGCAGTTCATTAGCGACACGAACACTCCTCCGTTTGATATGCCAGCCGCCAAGTTCAAGACCCTAATGGAGATGAATGGGGTTCCGCAGAAGAGAGAGAGCAACTCGTTTGCTGGGTTTGAGTGGAATGTGGATAATGAGTGTTGGGACGCAATCCAGAGAAAAGCGGGTTCCTATTACTTGGGTATTCGGTTGAAGGTGGCGACTGCGGTGGAAGAGGAGTAAGATAGGTAAGATAGGTAAAACGCAAAGTCCCTCGTGTATAATGTATTTTTTTACAAGCCGAAAGTTTGCGATTTGCCTATCTTGCCTATCTTACCGAAAAAATATGTGGTTAGTATATAGAAGATGCCCTATCGGCTACGCAAAGCACCGAATAAGGACTTATATTGGGTTGTAGGCGAAGACGGAACAAAGCACTCAAAAGAACCCCTTCCCCGAGAGAGAGCAGAAGCCCAGATGAAAGCGTTATATGTTGCTATGCGAAAGGAAGGTGGAGGTATTGCCGATAAAGTAAATACGCTACTGGCTTCTGTTCCACAAATGGGCGGTGTATCCATACCAAAACCCGCATTCATCAAGGAACATAAGAACTTGCTTGGGGTCTTAAAGAGGGGTAAGAAGTCTGAACTCCGTGCGGAGGCGAAAGACCAAGCCCAAGAACTCGCAAAAGTTGAAGGAGGTTGTTGGGAATGTCGTGGTGGAGGACCAATCCCCGACCGCAATATCCTACAACAACTCGCAACACAATCGTATAAAGCGGTTCCCGTTAATCGTATCGGGCAGTTTGAACTTGTTAGATTTACGCCAACTTTGAAGTTCTACAAAGATAATGGGAATACGATTATTGTTGCTATTCGTGGAAGTAAAACAACGGCAGACTGGACGGACGCAAATAGCCGTATTGCGATAGGTCAGTTAGAAAACTCGGATAGATACAAGACAGATTTGAATACACTAACGCAGTTCCAAACCCAGTTTCCACCTTCGCAATATGACTACTATGGTGTGGGACACTCATTAGGCGGTGCGATATTGGATTTATTTTTGAAGGCTGGTTTGATTAAGAATGGTGTTTCATATAATCCAGCCGTTCAACCACAAGACTTCCAAAATACAACACTACCGAATGAGCGTATATATAGTGAAAGCGACCCCTTGTATGCGATAATGGGACGCAATCTTGCGAAGAAGCCAGAAACTCGTGCTCCACGCAAAAGGTCGTGGTGGGAGAAAGCAGTCAGTTATATTCCGTATGCTGGAACGGCGGTGAAAGGATACGACTTGCTACAATCGCATCAGTTAGACCAGTTTCAAGGTGGAGCAAAGGCTCATTCCAAGTTTGAAAAGCAGTTGCGGAAAGTCGGCATTGAACCTTCGTTGTATCTCAAAGAGGCACAACGGAGAGCCAAAGATGCTGGGCTTCCTCATAAAGTATTAGGGTTTGCCGATGATGGCGAACATAAACTATCTATCCCTAACGCTGATGGGCGAATGATAAAGTTCGGGCGGGTCGGGTATGGCGACCATCTGATTTGGTCTCATCTTGAAAAGGCTCAAAAAGTTCCGATGGGGACTGCGGACGCAAAGAGGAACACATTCCAGAAGTCCCATTCGGCGATAAAGGGAGATTGGAAGAAAGACCCGTTTTCGGCAAACAATCTTGCTTTGAAGGTTCTGTGGTAAAGCAACGACCACACATAAATACTGATGACCCGTGAATACAATGACCCTCTTTGGGTAATGAGAATGATACATTCCCATCACCGAAAGTCCCACTCCAAGTGCGTTTGACTGGAACAATATTACCAGCAATATCCATTACATTCACATAGCCAACAAGTTTAGGGTCGGGAGGACCATTACAACCTTTCTGTGTCGCATCAAATATATTCGTGCCCGTTGGACCCGTATATAGATGTTTAATAGTTGCGATATATGGAGTTGGGTCGGACATCTTTATTGTATGTTTAGATTTTTAATAGCGGACGATGAAGTAATATACATCTTTCGCAGCCGTCGCATTAGCGTTCGCAGTGATGGAGAAGCCCACGCCAGGATTGAGCGTGGCGGTAAAGGAAGTAGCAGTTGCGTCGGGAACACCCGCACCCGTAAGCATAATGATTGTTGAGGCAAGGACGGAAGTATTCGCAATCGCAATAGTCGCAGTGCCTACCGCAATAACACCTACTCCCGCTTGGGTTGGACTTATAAGACCGAAAATAGCACTATTGGGAGGAATAACGGGAGGACCAGCAGCACCACGAGGGCAAGGACCAATCTCCACGAGACCTTGTGAGAAGCCACCAGCCACATACGCATCAAGGGCAAAGTGTCCCTCTTGAATAGCACCGCCACCACCGCCAGTGCCGAGTTGCCAGTTATAAGCGACTTGTGAAAGAGCAGCACTATTCTCCTCCCAAGACACTACTGCTACATTACCAGTAAGTCCATCGCCGACGGCACTAACAATAACAGTGCCTTGCTGGTTTTTGTTAGGCTGGACGACTACACCCGCACCTTGCGTGAGAACAACATTACCAGTTGTTCCAAGACCGCCAGCACCGAGACGGCAACCATTTGCCGTTAGAGTTGAAGAGTTGGGAGCACCCGTAGAAGCGGAGTTGTCTAACACTACGCTACTCATCTGGTATTATACCTTATACCAATATTTTTTTGGTGGCGGAGATATTTTGGAGGTTCGGGGTTTTACATTAGTCGGGCGGACAATCCACGACGACGACCAGCCCCCGTTCCAGCCCCAGTTCCACCGCCAGTGCCGTCGCCACCCGTTCCAGCACCAGTGCCGTAGCCTACTGCGTTCAGCCCACTGCGGAGATTACCGAGCATACCACTCTCGGGGAGTAGTCCCTTTGCCGCCGACACAAGTGGCTTTGTTTGCTGATAGACATCTTTCGCCTTTGAAAGGATATTCGCAAGAGAACCAAACATACCCGCACCGCCCACATAACGAGAGAGCATATCACGAGTTCCCATAGGGGCAAGAGGAGCAGAGATGATGTCTTGCTCGGAGAGGACACCCTTGATGATACGGGAAGAACCACGAATGCTCTCAAAGAACCCAGAGTTCGCCGTAATCACATACAACTGGACCCCAGACTGGGCGACACCAGAAGTATTCTTCACTTGGATATTGAACTGGAAGGTGAAGTTCCCTACGAGTGATGGTGCTTGTCCCGTTTGGAGGGTGATGTCTTGGGAAGGCTTCAACACGAGCAGACCGCCAACAAGAGGAGAGCGACCACACGCAGCACCCCCAAAGTTCGCAGAAGACCCACCAAGAGAACCAACATCAAGAGCAGAGCCCAAGTGAGCCTCGCCCACCCAAGAGTTCCAGTCCATATCAAGACCATTCTTCACGGACATCGCATAGAGTTGCTCCGCCGTCTGCGAGGAGAGCAGACCAGAGAAGTTGTCAAAGTTGATTGTGAGTGGAGCAGTGATGTTGTCGGCGGAAGTCGCAATCGGGAAGTAGTAATCGCCTTGTGTGGGAGCAAGAGAGGCGGGATTGGGCTTTACATAGATGATGAAGAGGTCGGGGATTTGAGGGAGCGTGATTGTCTGGGACTGGATTTGGACTACCGCACCACTGGGAATAGCCCCACCTTGATACGCCGTAATGTAGCGTGGGAACTCCATATAGGGCACGACTGACTTGGGAGGCAGAGGCACATCAAGAGAAGGGGTTAGAAACTGGACGTTCACCCGAGAGTTGGAAAAGGCACCAGACGAGGAGTTGGCGTTGTATGTAGGGGCAGTGAGAACACAACCGAACTTCGTGGTGCTACGAACAGTGCGGGAAGGTGCTTGTAAGTTCATAATGAGTTGAATGTTGTTGATGCCGAAGAGACCAGTGTCCCATTCGTGGCAGTCGGAGAACACGAAAGGAGAGAGCACAAGTTTCTCCGTAGAACCCCAGCGGAACCACAGAGGATAAGACACACCAGCAACGGCACCAAGATTGGTCCAAGCGGGACCAGCGGGAGGTGCTCCAACAACGGGAGCAACGGCAGCCCAAATACTACCAACACTCACCGCAAGAGAGCCAACGGGGTAAGTTGTGGTGGCAAGCCAATCAGCGGGAACGCAAGGTTGTCCGTTCTGGGATACATAGTTCGCAGCGGGAACACCACCATTAGCGGGATATGCGGGAGTGTAGCCAGTTGCGGGAGTTGCGGGGAATGTTCCAGCGGGAAGGGGATTGCCTTGCGGGTCAGTGTAGATTACATTGAGGAAAGCACCATTCGGGGTCTCGGCGAAATCCGTCTGGCTTTCATACCCAGCAAGAGGGTTATTCACCGCACCCGCACAATCGTTATAGGACTGATACTTATCAAGCATAGTCGGGCAAGTGCGTTGGAGGCGATTTTTCTTGTAATCAGTCAGACGCAGAACCTCTTTGAGAACATCTTGGGTGTTAATCACAGAGGTCGTGTCGTTGATTGTTGCCGTAAGGGTGGAGCAGAGGGAGTTTAGGGGAAAGGCTTGGAGAGCACAATCACGACCCCACTGACCGATAGGGGCGAGTTGGACGGGCTGGACTTGGAGCACCGCAGTCATCGCCATATACACAACGGAAGTCCATTCAAGAGCCCTATCCACATACACATTCTCGGAAGGGACATAGATGTTGTATGTGTGCTGGGACTGGGTCGCAGCGATGGCATTAAAAGGAGCGTTCGTGAGGGAGAGAGCACCTTTCTCTACCGCATACTTGGGGCGAGATTGGACGATGCGACTATCAAAGACGGCTAACTTCTCAATGTCGGCACTCATCTGGTATTATACCTTATACCAATATTTTTTTGGCGGCGAAGATATTCTCAAACTTGCCGTTATGGACGGAAAGGTTGGGACTATGGATTGTTCGGGGATTACTCGGAAACTTACATTCCAACGGGGGCGAGACCAGCGTCCTTGTGCTTAAACATAACCTTAATGGAAACGCTTGAAAGGTTAAACATATTGATAGGATAGAGTTGATTATCCAAGCGGTTCTTCCAAAAGACTTGAATGTCTATGTTGCGAACATCTTGCTTTGAGGACGAGAAGTCGGATAGACGATACTCGGCGGAAGGTGCGTAGTAGATGAAACGGCGGTAAGCGTCTGCGTTGCCCGAAGATGTATCCAGAGAAATATCCGTAATGATAGGCTGGAAAGCAGACTGAACGGTTGCTTGACTGAACCCCAAGTTTCCAGCACCAAGAACAACGGGAGCACCCGTAGCCTCCGTGCGGATAGGAAGTAGAGTAGATGTGAAAACAATAGACGATACGGGAGACCAAAGACTATCCGTAGAGGAGTAATCTTGCTGGGCGATGTAATAGACACGACCAATCATATTCGGGGTGATTGCCGCTCCCGTAAGACTGACTGGCGTGTAGCCAAGAGGTGCTACACCCGTGTAAGGTGATAGGCGGAAGTCTGCGATGTTCTGGAATGCCTTATTGGTCGCAAGGATTTCATTCACATAGCCGTCGGGGATTACTATGTTGCCGAAGAGTGTGCCCGTAGGCAAGTTGTAATAGGTGTTGTTATAGTTGGCGAATAGACCGAACATATTTGCGTTGAAGAACAGACGGCAGACTGGGTGTTCTGGAAGACCCACAATCACGGGAGGACCCGCAGCGTAAGGCGTAGGAGTGAATGCCGTAAGACGCTCACCAAATCCAGCACTATCCATATAAATATCAAACTTGCTCTCGGCAGCAATAAACTTCATCACGGGAGGATAGACGGCATTACAGAATGCTCCAAAGGTCGCATAGGGGAATGAACCAGCGGGACCGCCAGCAAGAAGATAAGCAGCGTAGAAAGCATTGTAAGTGTCTTGGTAGGCACAAGTAGAAGCGGCTGCGGGAGCGGCGGCAAACTGGGCTGGGTCAAGCATCGTAGTATTCCACAAATCTACGAAGTGTTGGTAGGTATAGACCCAGTAATAACGGCTTGTAAGGTCTTGTGAGTTCCCCAAATCATTCCCAACAAGAGACCAGAGATTAGAGGTTGTCGGGTTCGTGCCGACTGGTGGAGCAAGAACCCAGTTAGGACCAACGGCGGGAGTAATACCCGTTGTGATTGCGATTGCTTGATAGAGAACATTGTTGAACTGAACGACCGCTCCAATCTGATAGGTCTGATTGACGAGCCATTGTTGCTGGGGAATGACTTGATAGAAAGGACCATCAAAGGAACCATACTGATTAGCAGCCGTCATAGACACGATGTCGCCAAGTTTGTATTGTGTTCCGCCAGAATAGAGACCTTGAAAGTTGTCGGCTGCGATAATGCGTGGCGGAGGAGCGGAAATAGGATTTTGTGTCTCGGGAACATACTGGATAAAGCGTTGCTGGGGCACACCATTCACAACAATATCCGCACCGCCCAAGTTAATCGTCTGTGAGAACGAAACCGCCATAGAATAGGTCGTCAAATCTACATTTGTCTGTCCCGTGCCTTCTGCGATATTAGGAATGAAAAGAGGCAAGTCCCTATTTGCTCCGTCCATCGTGAAGCGAATGATGGAGAAGTAATAGTCGGCGGCGTTCCGTATAATCGCCGTATCACGGGTCTCGTTGAACCTAATCTGTGGGTCCCGAATGGCTTGACCCGCAAAGGTATTCTGCGTGGTGTTGTTGATGATGTCCGCATTGTAATAGACATAATCGGGGGCATCTTGATTGTCTCCGTGCGTCTGAATGCTTGACGAGAACATCTCTTCTATATACTCTACACATATTTTTTACTTCCGCAGTTTATCATAGGTTATGCCCGAGACGAAGTCGTCGGGAGACAAGCCACTACTATCTATAATGCTCTTATATTTTTCCAGTGAATAGGGAGCATAGAGACACCTTACGACACAATGCCGTCCGCAAGTATTAATGTTTGATTTGTCCTTTTGAAACGGGTAAGTATTGTAGAAAACGGGCTTTCCACTCTTCCGTAGTAGTTCCACCAATCTCGGTTGGCGTTGTCCTAACTGGTCTAATAGACGGGGGTCTGCTCCTTCCTTCTGCTCCTCTGGTGCTTCTCCGTAAGGGTCAAAGAACTCTATGCCTTTCTTCTTATTCAATAAACAACACCAATGACCCGCAGTCGGACTTGATGTTAGGAAGAGCAATATACATCTGCCCTTCTTATCAAAAATCTGCGATATGTCTTTGACTTTATTCAAATCGGGGTAAGTAATGATACTAATATCATCACCCAATATCTTTCGTATATCACCATCGGAGAGCGGATAGTCTTTCACATCACCTAATCCAACGGGCATATTATCTATACCTTATACAGATAAAAGATGTATGGCTCTCCATTAGGAAAGGATTGGCGTGTAAAAAAAGTCAAAAACGACGAAGCGAAACCTTTGGAAAAGTTCAAGAAAGATAAGCCAGTTCTTTCTACCAAAACGGGTAGAGAACTCGTGGAGAAATCGTGTAGTCCCCAAGAGTTATTGTGGATTGATGCGTGGTTAGATAATCTCGTGCGGTCTCGCTCATTACCGCCACAATGTAAGGGCAAAGATGCTTTTAACGCACTCACGCAGTTTCTTTCGGCTCCCGATGTTCTGTCTGTGCTGGAACTCTTACGGAAAGAGTTTCTGGCTTCTCACCCACAAGCGGCGGAACCGATTGACGACTTTGGATTTCTTCTGGCGGAGTTGGGGGCATATCCCTCACATCAAACCCTACCTCTCCCTTCCGACCGCAACAATCGGAGACTAACCGATGACCCTTCAACTTCATAAATACTTTGTAAGCGATAAACAATACCGCCATAGTCGTTGTGCTGACCCCCGCAGAAGCCAAGAGTGATGCGTCCATTCTATAACTTATTAAGAGATTTTAGTCGTTCCAGTTCCTTTCGTTGTGTATCCAGATAAGGCTTCGCAACAAAGTGGTAATGTATCGCACACATACTCATAGCACCAAGAATAGCCCACATCATCTACTATAATAGGACAAGTATTCTTTAAACTTTACGATAAGATAGGCAAGATAGGCGTTTCGCAAAGTTTCTCACGAGGGACGGATTTTTTTGGAGCCAAAAGTTTGCGTTTTGCCTATCTTACCTATCTTATGAATGGGTTTAAAGTTTCCACACCTATTATATTCAGATGGAGTGTATCAAGTGTAAGAAGAAGATTGACCCGCATTTCCTATGTGATGTCTGCGAATGTGAGAAGTGTAGCCGTTGTGAGAAGTGCGATGTTCGCCTTTGTCGCAACTGCGATAATGCCTCTTCCTATTTGAACTGGTTTGAGAAAGATGGTATTGAGAAACCCGATGTCTATTGGTGTGAAAAGTGTATCAAAAAACATAAGAAGAAACCTACTGGTTCAGTATGAGCCAAACGATTTCATCGTTGATGTCTATCGCAGTATTACAAGTAATCGTGAATGAACCACTTCCAGCCACTATGTCCTTAATGTATTGTGAGCCACCACCACCCCCAGCGTGGATATAGGTTATTTGAATAACACTCGTGGGAACACACGACGCAGAGGCAATCGTCGCAGTAAAGTTTCCACCAGTAGTTTCTGTATATTTTCCAAACGCTCGTGTATTCAGTCCCACTTGGATATTGGGGGAAATCGTCTGGACTTCAATCGTAGAGTTTGAAGGATTTTGAATAACGGGAGTTCCACCAAGACCATTCACGCTTGAAATAGGAGGAGCGGGAAACGCAATCGCAAGTTGAATATCATTACCAGCAGTCGTATAAGTTCCAGTAGAGCAAGACTGCGTAATAGCACCCGTAAGAGTAGAAAGCGAACTTACACCAGCACCAGCGGGAGCGGGAAGGACTTGCCAGTTCGGAGCAAGTAGAGACGGGGATACATTAATATTCGGTTGGAGTGCTTGGTAGGTAATAGAACCGAGCATTGCTATGTCTCCCAACTTGTAATACACAAAGTTAGACCATTGTGAGTAAGACATTCTATAACCTATACAGATATTTTATTACTGATTGAGAACTCGTGCGTGATGGAGAGATACGAGCCATTGTGGGTAATGTTTGTATAAGCAAACCCATCGTCCCATCTTCTTCAAGTCTCGGCAATCGTCCTTTGAGAGACCGATGTGGGTTTTGAGGAGATAGGATAAGGCGTGGAAACTGGTCGCCATTGGATATACGACGATATGGGTTGCTTCGTTGAGGAGGAGACGGGTCTTTTTGTAGTTGGTAAGGTAGTGCGAGAGGCAAAGCATAGTAGTATTGGTGTGCCGACCCATCGTAGCCAAGTCATCTATTAACTTATGGACGACTTTTTCTGCGGGACCCGTGAATGTATCATAATCATCAAAAATCACACAACAATCCTTAAACTCATCTAACTCTGGGAAATCATCAATAAGAGTTTGAATGTTAATGCGTTTGGGAGGAGGTTTCATAGTATCCAAAGTATTATCCTCACCGAGTTTGGAAATCAAATAGACTTCACGGGAAGGGTGTAGTTTCTTATACATCTCTGCGATGCCTTTGGCGATGTAGGACTTACCGCTTCCACTTGCCCCAGCAATATACCACACTTCACGCTTGTTCGGGTCGGGAGATGGAACTAACTGGAACTGACTATCATCGGGCAGATTAATAGAAGTGTCTTTGGCTTCGTCTGATAAGATGCGGTCGTAGAGTTGTTTGCCTAATGAACTCTCACCGACAAGTTGCTCGGACGCAAGACCTTTGGCTCGTGCTTCCGCCAATCTATTCATCAACTTCACTCGTTCTGCGGGTTTCACATCTCGGAGTTCCGTAGCGTATTTCGTAGCATTAATCTCGGCTTTCTTGCCTTTGTATCCCTTCTTCCCTTCATCGCCTTCGTGGAGATACAAAACTTTACCATCGTCTTCACCTCCCTTTACCAACGCAATAGGCTTCGCACCTTTGGACTTATCAAAGGAGAGGCTCGGCATTATATTTATACCCAATATTTTTTCAAAAAGGCGAAAACACTCATTCAAAACTATATAATAGGAGCGTTTAAAACTATCCTATTATATGGTTTGGCTAAAACGGAGATTACTGGAACTTACGCCATTGTTTCCACGAACCTTTGGATTTCATTGTGGGTCATAGTGGGATTGGCGGCTTTTGCTTTGGCGTATTCGGGTTCTATAACTGATGAATACACATCGCCGAAATGTCTTGTCTTGGTTCTTGGAACTACATTAGGGATTGGGTCGCCCCACACAACTCGTCCCATCATCTTCTTTGTTTGTCCTTCGTGTCCCGCATCAAGTTCTCGTTCTGGTGCTCCTTGTATCGTGGGTGCTTTCTTAAAAAGTTCATCTGCGATTACTCTGTATCCCAGTGATGTTGCTGGGGCACGATAGGCGAAATAGTGGGCGGCGTTTTTCAGTTCAGAAGCCAATCTATTCGCAATCGCCATCTTTTTTTCGGGTGTGCGTCCTTGTGCTGGTGGAGGCAAGTGTTCCACATCTATCTCTGCTCCGCCTTTCAGACGCAAATCGTTGTCGTGTTTGGGATTGCCGTCCAAGAATGAATATACACGAGCCATCGCCCATTGCTCTTTGGAGAGTTTGAACTTTGGAGATGCCTTTACATTCTTCACAAACGAACCTTTGAGACGAACGGATTGTGGATTAGTTTTATAAGCCCCTATCCCACGATTATAGACTTCTTGGAGGATAGGAAGAGGAACAGATGAAATCTTACTCAACTCTTCAAGAGAATACCCCTTGTCTTCCACTTTCCACTTTTTCAGAAAGTTGTCCCTATGCGTTCCACCACGCAACTTCTTCGTGTTATGGGTCAGTGATGTCTGAATGAGTTTCTCTATTTCTTGGAGATGTGTTAGGAGTTGTTCCCGTGATGTTGTCTTCAATGCGGATGCGATATGTCCCAATAGGGTATGCTCCGTCTTCAAGAAATCGGGCAAGGAATACACATTCGCCATTCGTGCTTTGAACTGGTCTATTTCATACCGAACCTTATCCAGTGGGACTTTCTGTTTGTCCTCTAAAAGTTGAATGAGAGTTCCAACATCACTCAATAGTGCGTAGAGGCGACCCAAATCAGAGTTCAGCACGGGTGTAAGACCTTTGATAGTCTTATCGTCGCCACGAAACTTCGCAAGAGCAAACTCTCGTTTGAGGACTTTGAATGGATTGTTCTCGGCTTTGTAGAATACAATATCTTCGCTCAATGACCTTCCAATATCTTCAAAGGACGGATTGAGGGTTTTGCCGTCGCAATGGAACTCATAGATGATAGAGAAATCTGTGTATTTGTTGTTTTGAACGAGACCGATTGTATCCAGTTTGCTAATCACTGGCGAACTGAATGCCTCTTGGAGAGTGAAACGGCGACCACGCACCACTTTACTCCCAGATAAGACTTCTGGAACAGACCAACGAACAATGTGGAACTTAATCTTCTTACGAGCAATCAAGAAGTCTTCTGGACTTATCTTATCTTTCAGCAGTTCATCAGCAGACCGCTTTTCTCCTTCGGTAATGACCTTTGCCCGAAAAAGTTCATCAACCTTCTTCTTGGACGACACCGAGTTATACCCTTCAATCTTTCCATTCACCAGTCCAGCATCAAGCGGTATTACTCTCCACTCTTCTATTGACCCAGCCTTGATGTCTCCAATAAATACATTCGGCATTCCACGAAGATTTTTGACGATGGATTGGAACTCTGACGCAAGGTCGTCCAACACCTTATCAACTTTACCCGTGCGTTTTACTATTTCAAAGGCATCGTAATCACCAGCGTATTGCTGACTGCGGAGCGACATTGAACCAAGAACCTTCACATCTTTACCGCCACTAAACGACATAGCGTCTAATATAGCCATCGCATCAGACGGGTAGTTCTCGGGATATGATTTTGTCCGTGCTTCATTCAGCATCTTCTATATTACTACCACATATTTTTTGCGACAAGATAGGTAAGATAGGCAAAACGCAAACTTTCGGTTCTGCCTATATTATGTGTTTCTCGTGGGACTTTACGATTTACCTATCTTGCCTATCTTAATACTTACCAGCCAAGTCAAGACGCTTGATAAAGTTCTTGCGAATATTGGGAACAGTTGAACCAGCATATACGACAATACGAGGACCCCCAGCGGCGATTAACTGGCGTGATAGTTCCACAAAACCTTCACGGCTCGTTGGAAGTTCCGATTGGCGTGTTGGTGCTTTGAATGCGGGAGGGGCGGGAGCGGCTACTGCCTTCTTTTTGAGTTGGAGTTTGCGACGAACTTGACCTTCGGGTCCAAGAAAGAATGTCTCCTTACCTTCGGCTTCATTCTGCTCTCGGAACCGAGTAGGGAGTTTATTGTAGTGCTTTTGTTTGCCCGTTTCAGTGTTGCCCTTTACTGACCGAGTTGCCGTAGAACGAGCCGTTGGAGCACGAGCAGATGGAGGACGAGCAGAAGGTGCTACGCTTGGTGTTCCAGTTGGAGGTGCTGGACGACGAACAGATGGAGGTGCTTCACCAAAATCAAGATTGAACCCTTGTGTATCTGGGTCAAATCGCCCACGAACCCTATCAGATGGAGCAGAAGTGCTTTCACGATTGCGATGACCTCTGCGTTGGTCGCTCTGTCGCCCTAAATATGTAGAAGGTGCGGTGCTTTGGCGTTCATTGGCTTCTGCTTCACCAAAGTATTCATCTTCACCACGACCATTGCGAGGGTAATACATACCCGAGTTGAAACCGAATACTTGGCGTTCATCTGTATCAAAATCACGGGCAGAACGACTTACACCCGTTTCTGTTTCGTGTGCCTCATCTTCACGAGGACCTTCGGGTCTATCAAAGCGGTCATCATCATCATCATCATCATCGTCCATATCACCTTGTTCGTATCTCTGGCGTTGCTGGGCGGTGAATAGATTGTCCCGTTGTGCCTCTGAAAGAAGACCACTGGGATTATCATTCACGGCATATTTCAACATCTTTGAAAAGCCAAGAGAAGACACCAAGTTCTTTGATAGAGCCACACGCTCGGGTGTGGAAAGGTTCTCGCCTTGTTGCTGGGATAGAATGTTCGTAGTCTCTTGCTGACCCGTGAGAGGATTGAAACGAGTTTCTTGGCGGACTACGGGAGCACCACCAATCATACGAGTTAGATACACATCAAGACGAGTGAAGATTGTTTGTAGAGAAAGTGCCGTTTCCTTCGCAGACGCAGTCATACCAGCACTATCCGCATCGGGGTCAAGAAGACCATTCAGTAGTTCCAGAATGTTCTGAACCTTTGCTTGTGTGTCTTCCAAGAAATCACTATCGCCTTCGGGAGCAAGACGGAAGATGAGACCAAGAGCACGAGAAGCAGAGGATAGGTCAAACTTATCCAGTTTTGTCCCACCAGCAGCCATTTCGCCAGTTCCAGATACACACGCATCTTGAATACCTTGTAGGAGCAAGTTGAGTTCTATTGCGGGAGAACCAGCAGCAGAAGGAGGAACAGATTGCGTAGAAACACCAGTAGAGGTAGGCATTGTTCCACTTGCGAAATCTGCCTTTGCCGTTGCGATGGCGTTGAGTTGTCCCACTCTGTCCCGAAGACGAGCGATGCCGTGTGCTTGACCTTGTGCGGAACGCAGAACACCACCGACAAACTGGGAAGTGTAATCAGCACCATCGGCATAGGGGAAAGGACTATTCTTGTGATTTTGGCGACCAGATGCGTTGGTGAGTGCTCCGTTGTTAGGATTGGCGAACTGGCGTTGGGCGAGAACTGCGTCTGGAAGCAGACCTCTTCCGTGAGGAGTTCCAACATATCGCATACGACTTAACTGGGTCGCACGAACCTTCGCACCAGCCATATAATCCGCATCTTGACGCTTCTGTTCGTGATACTGGGATTGTAGGTCGGTTCCAGCCCACATAGGCATAGGCAAGTGTTCCTTCAATGGGAAGTAGCGTTCGGGGATTTTCTTCATAGCATAGACGGACTGATATGCCGATGGAAACCCAAGATTGAGTGCGTCTGATTGGACTTTTTCAGTAGCCACCGCACCGATGGATTTCGTTCCAGCCGCTCGTTGGTTCAGATTAACGCCGTAGGACATCTTATATACTACGGCAATATTTTAAAATCTGACGGAAAATGCTCTACAAATGATTAGTAAAGATTGTGTGCCTTCACATATTTAGAAGCGTCAATCATAGAGAGACCCTTCTCCGCCATTACCTTCTTCACGACTTCGGCACGCTTACGACGACCATCAGAAGGACCAGCGGGAGCACGGCGACGACGACCACCAGTTCCAGCACCAGTTCCAGCACCAGTTCCAAGACCAACCATACCCGCAAGGTCAGACACAACGGGAATACCCAAGTCGGAGAGGAAACCCCCACCTTGACGAATGCCGTGTCCGTCTTGCCCCAGCATACCCGCACCAGTTCCCATACCAAGCATAGCCCTATCCTCACGCTCACGCCCAGCACCAGTTCCGCAACCACGACGACCCTTGCCGAGATACGCACCAGTGTCGGAGTTAGTAGCACCGCCGTGTGTAATCACGAGTTTTCCAGCACCCGTTCCAGCACCCTTACGAGGGCGACCACGAGCACCACGACGAGCAGAACCAAGACCAATCGCATTCATTACACCAGAAGCAGCCATTCCTTCGGGACCCAGTAGAGGGGCAACTGATTTCGCAATACCAGCAACGGGGCGGATTACACTCATAAAGCCATCGCCGAAATCAGACCAAAAACCCGCTCCGTGTAGCCCGTGTAGGTGCTTACCAAGATGAAGCCCCATAGCCATTGCCTCACTCATACCCTTCTTCTTACGACCACCAGTCCCAGCACCTACCATATTATCGCCGTGTCCCAGTCCAGCCATAGACGCAACAGTGCCGAGCATAGGATTAAACTGCCCTATCATACTGCCGAGAAAGCCACCTCCCTCCATTTCCTCTTCCTCTTCACTATCACCAGCACCAGTCCCACCACCACGAAACTGCGAAAGACCCATTGAGGGCGTAGCACCACGACCACGCACGGGGTTATGGCGTTCCATCTGTTCCTCCATTGCTCGCATATCGCCTCTGACTTTTCCAGCAAGACGAGCCATTCGTTATATCAGTAGGCAATATTTTATTTGGCGAGAATGTTCCAAATAAGCGGATTTCGGAGAAGTCGGGACGCAGAATAACTTTGTCTATCCGTAGTATTTTCTTGTGGAAGTAGGGAACACATATCTCAAATGTTCCATCTTTGAAATACGACCAGTTCGCATTACAAGTCCAACCTCCGATTGCTCTACGCCAACTCATACTACAAGATAGGTAAGATAGGTAAAACGCAAACTAAACGCACTTGGAGATTTATACACTTCTCGTGGGACTTTGCGAAACGCCTATCTTGCCTATCTTATGGTGAAAAATATCTGGTTAGTATATAGAAGATGTCCGTTGATGCGAAATGCTATGAATGTATTTCGGGTGCTGGATTAGAGCCAATACTGGATAAGCGTTATATCAACTCTAAAACACCATTTACTCTTGCGAAAGAGTATCCGAAAGATGTATTGAAATCCTTTCAAGATGACCCATCAGTGCCTCCAAGTATGAAGGAGAAACTCGGTGTTGCGATGGGATTGAGTGGCGGTCGGGGACAAGCATCGGGGTTTATTATGAGAATGATGGCGGAGAATAAGAAGAAGCATCAAGGGCAATATCGTAATCCAAGCGACAACGATTACGGCTCTACAATGAATAAGTTTAGGGCGTTTGACTATGAACGCCTTGCGAATGCCGACCAGAATGGAACTAATCAGTCCGACTATGGTGCCTCTCCGTTTATCATCAAACATTTCGGTAGTCCCGATGCGGTGCCGTTCATTCCCAAAGCACAGAGAGGGTCGGAGGAGCATCGTGTTGTTGAGGGTGAGACCGAAGAGCAAAAGGCGGCACGATTGAATGCGAAGGCGGAGGAACTGGCTCAACTTGCGAAAGACCTCTTGGAGAAATCGGCGGCGAAAGGCAAAATCAAGGGTTTCCTCAAAGGTCGTATTGCCGTCAAGAAAGCAAAGGAACTCCTACAAGAGAAGAAGGCGACATCATACGCCGAGAAGTTAAGATTGATGAAAGAAGCGGAGCAGAAGGACTTTGAAAAGTCTGCGAGGGAATATGCGGGAGAACTGCGGACGGAATGGAGCAAGGTTGATAAGGCGATATATGATTACCTATCATACAAATACAAGGGTGAAGAGGATGTCTATTCACGCCGTAGCAATCTTCGGGAGTTAATGAAGAAGTTTTTCACGGACAAGATGAAAGCCAAGTTTCCAAACTTTGAGAAGCGGTTTGATAAACTCGGATACAACGAAAGAAGTCGTATCATTCCATCAGTCTCGTATGATGGTCCATCAATCCCATACGGATACAAGAAACTACCTTATGGAGAAGCCAAGAGGATATATGACGCAACATTTCCAAAGGAAGAAGAGGATTTGGACGAAGAGGGTCGTGCGATGGTGGAAGCAGAAGAGGCAGAACGAAAGCGTGGTCTCAAAGGTGTCGTGCGTCGTCTTGTCCGCAAGAAGAGGTCAGAGAAGGATTTGGTCTCAAAGGCAACTCTGCCGAAGTTTTGGAATGCGTATATGTGTGTGGAAGACTTTGCGAAGAACAAGCCGTATTCAAATATGGGAACTCTCATACAGAATAAGAAGTGGTTTGGTGAATGGACTTATTCAATGGGGAATAGTCCAGTATCCAAATGGACTTTTTCACCAGAGGATATTGTTGAAATACCACCAGAAAAGAAGGAAACGAAGAAGGAGAGAGATGCGTATCGGGCGGCATTCAAGAAGATAGAAGATGAGTTTGCTCCTCAAATGGCGGAAGCAAAGAAGACGAAGGGTGCGTGGTTGGCGGTTCAGCAAGCACAGAATAAGGCGGTTGATGAACTACAAAAGAAAATGCGGGACGCAGACCCTCGCAATCAAGCAATAGAAAGAAGCAACGCACAATACAAAGAAGCCCAAGATGCTATTATTAAGATTACCGCAACTTACTATGAATGGGTATTCAAGAAGGCTCTTCCTATGTTTGGTTGGAAACTCATTGATTATCACCCACGAGTAGAAGATTTCCCAAAGGAAATCCAGTTCAAGACGGAGAATAGAGGCAAGCCAGAAGCCCCACGCTACTATTACAAGGCGGTTGGAGAGTATCCATCTCACTTGTTAATGTCTATTACAAATACAGAAAGCCCACGATACGGATACGACGGCTCTCGTCCTCAACCCGAAATGAAACCTATTCCCGCAGATGCGAGACTTACATTACTGGTAGAACCCGAAGGAAAGGTTGCGTGGCTCATTACTACAAAAAATAGTAGTGGGTTTGAAGACGGAGAGTTGGATTGGACTGACCTCGCCCAGCGTTCTATTGGAATAGGACCGATGGCTCACCTTCATAGAGGTAGTCAAGGAGACCTATCGTTTCACGCTGCGTTTATCAAAGACGGAGCACACTGGAAACACCTACAAATACAGCAATCAGAAGGGTATGAATATCGCAAGGATAGAGACCCATATCACACATACATTCCCATCAAACTACCAGATGGACGGGAATACACGAGAAGTAGCCAGTTCGGCTCTAAACAAATACAAACGATTATAGACCCACTACTGCGAGAACTAACAAGCAGAACGGAATGGAATGGTGTTCCTCTAACAAAAACACCTCTAACTGGTGCTGGTCGCAAGAGGCGTTAGATGCTCGTGCGGAATGTAATAGAAGAGTTGCTTGGGCTGAATACCGCCCTCACGCCAACCACGCTCAAAGTCGGCACACTCAAAAGTGTTGAATAAATCCTCATCATACTTCACATAGAACATACCATCAAGATACACATATACAAAATAGCAAGTTGCGTTTGATGTCTTACAGAAATCCACCTTGTTCTTGCCGATGAGTGCCGTAGGGTATTGATTGTGATTGATGCGTCGGGTCTTCATTTCAATAAAGATTGTCTTGGCTTCGTCCGTGTAATCCATCGGGTCGTATGTTCCAGTTTTCTTCAAGCCCACACGAAAAAAATCTTCCAGCGTTGCCTTGTTCTTCTCTTCACTTTTTAGTCCAAAGTTCAAGTCTTCGGTTTTGGAGGCAACGGGCATTCTTATATTCAGTGTCGGGAGATTTTGTCGGAGGAATAAACGCACTTTTCTTTTTTCTTACTGGGGGTCGCCAACAATCTCGCCGCACTCCAATAGCCCACCACCACACATACCCATCGCCACAATCGGACGCAAGGCATACGGGACATTCGCCAATGCCTCCCGTTGCTCGGCAGTCTTGGTTCCCTCCATTTCTTTATCCATCTTGTCGCACCACTCGTCATAGGGCAACTCGGGAAGCACGGCATCTTGCGTCGGTGCCTTATCCTTGAACTCCTCTGCCTTAATCTTGGAGAACGGCATACGAGCGACATTAATCATCTTGTCCGCCACGAATACAATCTCCTTGTTCTCGTTGAGAGAGCACTCGGTCGTCAGCCAACCCTTATCTGCGAACCGCCACCGCAGAGTGTTCTCAAAGTGCCTCCAATCCTTACTGGCGAGGTGCGGGTGTCCGTATTCCTCACACTCGGCGGGACGCACTCCGTTCCAAGCGGGAGGCATTGGGATTGCGATGTGGGTCATCATCACAATCGGCATCTCACCACCACACTGCTCCGTGAATGCTTCCGCACGGCGAATGTAAGCATCTGCCGTCAGCACCGCACACTCCTTCACCCAGCACCGATGGGCTCCACCGAACCCATAGTCGCTTCCCGATGGTCCGAGATGCTTCACGAGCATCTCACGATGGTCGTTAATCTTACGAAGTCTGTCTGCGAATGATGTCATCTTGTCTTGTGGTCTGGGGATAGGGGGAAAACCGCATTCAGTTTTTTACCCTCCATAGGCACAGCGAACCGCTGTATGATTTTTACACAAAAAACTGAATGCCGAAACGGCATATACCTATTAGTCCCAAGAAGAAAGATGAGTGCTCCCCAGATGTCAAACCTCAAAGAGCAAGTGATTAACTACAAGACCAAGATATTCGGTGCTTGTCCCGCCGACCCTCGCAGTGTGGGCGTCCATCTCCTCACGAAGGTAATCCCAAGTATGGACGGCAACGGCGATGTGGCGTTTGCGTGGGCGTGGGCGAAGAACGATGTGTGCGTGTATAACCAAGCGGAGTATGATGGCGAGACGACGATGTATCGCACGAAGCACAAAATGGAAAAGACGGACGGCGATACGACTTGGTTCTACGAGTTCAAGAACAAGGACGGCAAGAAGCGTAAGGCACTGATTACGACGGAGATTTGGTTCAAGAAGAATGGAAACCATAACACATCGCCCATCGCATTACTACTCGGTCAGTTCTTCGGTGCGGGTCTCCATATCGCAAAGGTGAAGTTTGAAGATGCGGAGTAATGCGGTAAGATAGGTAAGATAGGTAAAAAGCAAACTATTCCAAAATAAAATAAAAGAGGCTCACGCCCATTTTTTGCGTTTTGCCTATCTTGCCTATCTTACTCAAAAAAGGTCTTGTATTTTGTTTTTGTTTTTTAATAGTTTTTGCCCCCCTTGTCTTTTTGTTTTTACTCCTCTTCCTCTTCCTCCGCATCGCTCTCCTCTTCGTCCTCTGCGGGTGGTGCGGTCTTCAATACCGCCTTCTCCAACTTCTCCACACGCTCCTCCAACTTCGCCTTAATCTCCTTTGTCTCCTTTGTCTTCTTCGCCTTTGACTTCTTGGAAGCCTCATTACGCTTTGCCTTCAATGCGGTCTCCTTCGCCACCATCGCATCATACTTCGCCTTCATCTCGTTATACTCCTTCTCAATCGCACGAAGGCGGTTCCACTCGGCGATTGGAACGCTGATGGACGGCTTCTTGGCGACTGGTGCGGGTGCGGGTGCCTCGTCAGCACTGCTCTCCGCCTCACTCTCGGAAGCACTGCTCTCCGCCTCGTCCTCTGACGCTGGCGGTGTGGGTGCCTTCGGTGGCGGTGCGACCACTGGCTTCTTCGTTAGGAGAGCACGACGCACGGGTGCCTTCTTGGGCTGCTCGGCGACGACGGGTGCGATGGTCTCATTGGCGTTCATCTGCTCGGTATTATCAGACATCTTGCTTTTGGTAGTAAGTATGGTGGGGTTTCGGCATTCAGTTTTTACCGCCACATTACCACAGCGGTTCGCTGTGTCCCCCGTCCGTAAAAAACTGAATGTCAAAACCCCAGAGAGAGAGCACACAAAACAAGATGAGTGCCTCCAAGATTACCGATTACAAGACGCAAACGATTGTGTTCCGCCGTATTGACGAGTTTGAGTTGGAGTGGAAGGAGTGGTATTCCAACAAGAAGGACGACTTCAAGACGGAGGCTGACGCATTGAAGCAATGGGAGGCGATGTGCGACGGCACTGACGGCAAGGTGGTGATTGAGAATGAGGAGACCTATGGCTGGGACGAGTGTGAGGACAAGATTGATGAAGTCCAGAACGAATACGAAACCGACAACTACGATGCGGAGATGACACGGGTGATTGAGATTGCGGAGGAGGCATTTGAGGGTATTGGTGTGGATTTCTTCAAAGACCACTCGTGTTGTAATACTTGCGGACACGCCGAACTTGCGGGGAATAACTATGTGTTCTATCACGGACAGAACACCGACGACCTCCGCAAGGGTGCCCGTGAGGTTCATTTGGCGTTCTCGTTCTGCGAGGCGACAAAGCCGAAGGTGTTGGAGATGATTGCGGTTCATTCGGAGATGCTCCACTGGTCGGGTAAGGACGACACCAAGATTTACCTTACTTGCGATAAGGAGTTGATGGCGGAGCATATCAAGGAGATTGCGGAGCGTGATGTGCGTATGGCGAAGGCGGCGGAGGCAAGGGCAAAGGAAGCACGGCGAGCAGAGTTGGTAAAGCAACTCGCCGAACTTGATAAGGAATGATGGGTAGCAGAGTTGAACTGCTCTTTCGGGGTTCAAAGCCCCGTGTCCTAACCGATAGACGAACCCATCAATATATACAAAGAAAATAACTATAAGCCCCAAAAACAAAATAAGATAGGTAAGATAGGCAAAACGCAAAGTCCTACACGAGAGCCTATTTTTTTTGGAGCCAAAAGTTTGCGATTTACCTATCTTACCTATCTTATTCGCCACTCTTGTATCGCTCCACCATTCGTGAAAGGATTGTTCTAACTAACTTCGGTGGAATAGCATATCTCTTATTCAAAGGCAGTTCCACGACACCGATTAATCTGTCCTTCTTACACGCAACCTCGTTGCGATGCTCTTCTGCGTCTTTGAGTTTCAAATCAACATTATTGAAGAAGTCCGTTGGCTTTCGTCGGACATCATTGTATAGGCAATAAAGCGTTGTATCACGATGCGGGAGTTTTTGTATCTTCTCATCAAGTCGCATCATACCACGAGGATTTTCAAGAACATAGAGGAGTTTTGGATTGAGTTTTTGGAAGTATTCAACAATCTCTAATGTGCGATATAAGATTGCTGTTCCTTGCTTCGCCCGTGCTGATTTAGGTTTGGCGTTTTTTGTATTGCGTTCTTTGAATACATAGGCAAGAGTGCTAAATGTATTACACGGCGGAGAAGCCCAAAGCAAATCGGGAACAAATCCAGTTTCCTTATGGAACGCCTTATAGTCCCACTCTAATATATCAGCCGTAATGTCGGGCTTATACTTATCAAGCCAATCCACCGACATTACTTCCATTCCCATTCGTTTAGCAACCTTACCCACTGAACCAGTGCCTTTAAAGAGTTC